AAAAGTTTCCATTTGCATCAGATTCCAATGGCACTGATGTAGGTGAGTTGTCTGAGGAAAGGCGCGGTTTAGCAGGCCAGCAAACTTAATACAAACTTTCCCTGTAAAGGCCCTTAACTGGGCCTTTTTTATATCTACACATTCAACAAAACGGTCTGGTTATAAATAGTAGATAATACTAGAGGTGACCCATGGCCATTCCAACTTCTCGAGATCAACTTAAAGAACATTGCTTGCGTAGGCTTGGAAAGCCTGTTGTAGATATCAATGTAGATGACGAGCAAGTTGAAGATCGCATCGATGAAGCTCTTCTGTACTACAGAGACTATCACTTCGATGGTTCAGAACGTGTGCTATACAAGCACAAGGTAACTGCTGACGATAAGACCAATAAGTATGTTACGCTCGATGACTCGTTCATCGGTGTTCGTGATATATTCGACATCGGTGACTCTACTCAAACATCCAATCTTTTCAATGTACGATATCAAATTCACCTAAACGATCTGTTTGATTTCTCGTCTACTACTTACGTTCCATACGTTACAGCTATGCGACACGTTGCTCAGCTGGAAGAGATCTTTGTCGGTAAGAAGCCATTTAGGTTTAATCGTCATACTAACAAACTACACATCGACATGCACTGGAGTGACATTAACACCGGGGACTTCATCATCATCGATACATACAAAGTAACCGATCCAAATACCTATGCTGATGTGTGGGCGGATAGATGGTTGACTACATATACCACTTCTCTTATTAAGAGACAGTGGGGAGAGAATCTTAAGAAGTTCGAAGGGCTGCAAATGCCTGGAGGTCTTACGTTTAACGGGCAAAAGATTTGGGAGGAAGCAACAGAAGAAATCCGTCGATTAGAAGACGAGATGATCAACAGCTACTCCTTGCCTGTTAGCGACATGACTGGATAACGATGTTAAATAAATACTTCAACAACTATGGCTTTGCACGTGAACAGGACGTTGTAGAGGATCTTATCCTTGAGTCCATAAAGATATACGGGCACGATGTAAAGTACCTTCCTAGAACCCTGGTCAAGAATGATCATTTGTTTGGTGAAGATGTACTTTCCAAATTCCAAGAAGCCATAGATATAGAGATGTATTTGAAGTCTATGGAAGGCTTCGAAGGTGATGGACAATTTTTAAGTAAGTTTGGGTTAGAGATTAGGGACCAGATTGTACTTACGGTTGCACGTAAGAGGTTTGATCAAGTAATCACATCACCCAAACTTATGACCGAGGTTGGTTACAATCTTATTTTTGAAGATGGTAACAACAATGAGCCAAGTCGACAGTTTCTAACTGGAGATGCGGCAACTGAAGCATGGGTACAGGAAGGTGACGACTACTTAAACACCCTGAACCGTCCTAGAGAGGGAGATCTGATCTATTTCCCCATGATGGACAAGATATTCGAAGTAATGTACGTCGATGATCGCCCTGTACATTTTCAGCTTGGTAGAATGCAGTCTTATGATCTTCGCTGTGAACTGTTTGAATATAGCAGTGAAGAAATTAATACTGGAGACAGCACGATTGACGCTGTCGAGGATACGTTTAGTCTTAATACTCTGGTGCATCAATTCACGTTAGAGGACGGATTGGGTACAGTTAAGAGTGAGGATGGCGATAGTATTCTTCAAGAGTTTACAATTGAAACAACAGCTCCGTCTGCGAACAACAACTTCTTCCAGTTCGAGGCTGATTCAATACTTGACTTTAGTGAGAGCAATCCATTCAGCGAATTGGATAGATTCTAATGTTTGGCCACACTTATTATCATAGCATTATACGCAAGTATATCATCATGTTCGGAACAATGTTTAACGACATTGATGTACAGCGTTTTGATCAGTCTGGCGCCAGGGTACAAACACTACGTATTCCAATTGCTTACGGACCAAAAGAAAAGTTTCTAGTAAGATTAGCACAAGATCCTAACTTTGATAAGGATGTTGCTATCTCTTTACCTAGGATGTCGTTCGAAATAACAACGATGAATTACAATCCTACGCGGAAGCTACCTTCAACCATTAAAAACGTCTATACTTACGAGGACAAAGATCGGTTAAAGTATCAGTACACACCTGTACCGTTTGACATTAACATAGCATTGTCCGTATTTGTTAAGAACGCTGACGATGGTGTACAGATTCTTGAGGGTATACTGCCCTTCTTTACCCCTGAGTGGACTAACACAGTTAAGTTAATTCCAGAACTGGATCTTAACATGGATGTCCCAGTCGTGTTTAACGACATTTCTACAGAAGATACGTATGAAGGAGACTTCTCTACACGAAGAGCTCTTATACACACACTAAACTTTACAGTTAAGGGCTATCTATTTGGTCCTATTCGAAACCAGGGTCTCATTAAGAGAGCAATCACTCGTGTTAGTGTTTCTACTGCTAACACGTCAGAGATATCTTCTACCCTTACCGTCACACCTGGTTTAACAGCAAATGGCACACCCACGTCAGATTCTAATATTACCGTACCATCACAACAAATTGCCAGTGACGACAACTTTGGATATATAGAAGATCAGCAGTTCTTTGTGGGTGGTACGTCTCGTGAGTAAGACAAAGCTAGAAAATAATCTTAACGACCTGTTCGATTTGCCAGAAAATACGGCTAGTATCGTAGAGAGCAAAGAGGTGCGTACGCCCGATGCAACTAATCAGCTTGTCAATCGCGAAGGAAGGGATTTTACAGGCGATATTGACACAGACTACCGATACGCTAGAGAAAACTTGTACGACTTAATTGAGAACGGTTCACACGCACTTCATGAATTAGTAGAAATAGCTAAGGCAAGCGAACATCCAAGAGCATTCGAAGTAGTTGCATCATTAATGAAGACACTGACTGATGCTAATAAGGATCTGTTAGATATACAGACTAAGGTTAAAAAGCTCAAACAGGAAGACGGAGTACCAACTGGTCCTAATAGTGTCACCAACGCCCTTTTTGTAGGGTCTACGGCCGAGCTTCAGAATATGCTTAAAGACAACTTAGATAGTGATACTTGATCGGCTGCACCGCTATTATCCTCACCTCGTAAAAAAAGTCAACATCTAATGGCTATTGAAACCTATCTTGGCAACAAAAATCTTAAAAAAGTGGGTGTTCCTGTTGAATATACACAGGAGCAGGTGAAGGAGTATATTAAATGCTCTAGGGATCCAGCTTACTTTATTAAGAATTACGTAAAGATAGTGAACGTCGATACAGGTCTTATCGACTTCGATCTGTGGCCGTTTCAAGAGGAGATGGTACATAAATTTGAGGACAATCGATTTGTAATATGTAAACTACCTCGACAGGTTGGTAAGACAACTACTGTAGCTGCATACATCCTATGGCAGGTTCTGTTTAATGATCAATACAGCGTTGCTATCCTAGCCAACAAGTTAGCTCAGGCAAGAGAAATTCTTGGCAGAATCCAAACAGCTTACGAGTGGTTACCTAAGTGGTTGCAGCAAGGTGTCAAAGAATGGAACAAGGGTAACATAGAATTAGAAAACGGATCAGAGATCCTTGCGTCTGCTACATCGTCATCTGCCATTCGGGGAACTTCCCAAAACCTAATCTACCTAGATGAGTTTGCATTCGTACCTAACAACCTACAAGAAGAGTTCTTCGCTTCCGTATTCCCAACGATTTCGTCTGGTACCAGTACCAAAGTACTTGTAACATCAACGCCAAACGGCATGAATATGTTTTACAAGATTTGGGTAGACAGTGAAGAAGGCAACAACAGTTATGTAAGACATGATGTCCACTGGTCTGACGTTCCAGGACGAGATGAGGAGTGGAAAAAGGAAACTATCAAGAACACTAGCGAAGAGCAGTTCAGACAAGAGTTTGAATGTGAGTTCTTAGGTAGTAGTGCAACGTTAATTAATGGTAGGAAGCTAGCTCAAATACCGTTTGTAAGTCCAGTTCATTCAACTAACGGGTTTGATATATACGAAAAACCTAAGGATGATCACCTGTATGTCGTTACGGTCGATACTGCAAGAGGTGTTGGTTTAGACTATAGCGCGCTAATTGTTTTTGATGTGACGGACTTACCATACAAAGTAGTAGGTAAGTATAGGTCCAAAGAAATATCACCAATGTTCTACCCTGACGTTATTGTCAACGCAGCTAAAATGTACAACGATGCGTTCATATTGGTTGAGCTAAATGATTTAGGAGAAACTGTTGCTACCATTATTCAACAGGATCTCGAATACGAGAATATACTAAGTACTAGTGTTAAAGGCAGAGGCGGTCAACGACTTAGTGGTGGCCACTCGCATCGAATTCAGCTTGGAGTTAAGACAACCAAGACCGTTAAGCGGGTAGGATGCTCAAATTTAAAGGACGTTGTCGAAAACGATAAGATGATTATCAACGACTACGACCTTTTGCAAGAACTTTCAGTTTTCATAAATAAGAGAAACAGCTATGAAGCTGAAGAAGGTCATCATGATGACCTTGTTATGTGTGCCGTTTTGTTTTCGTGGTTAGTGAGACAAGAGTTCTTTATAGAGCTCACCGACAACGATGTACGTAGTCGACTTTATCTCGAGAATCAAAAAATGATTGAAGATGATGTATTACCGTTTGGCATAGTAGACGATGGGCACGATACACACCATGTAGAAGATACGGTTGGTCCTTTAGGATACAAGTATGACGTCAGAGATGTCGTAGACTTCTAGAATTATAAATATAAGAGAAAATTAACCACGAGGAGATCAAAATGGCCTTCCAGATTTCTCCAGGAGTAAATGTAAGTGAGATCGACCTCACTGCTATTGTTCCTGCAGTGCAGACAACGGCCGGCGGTTTTGCTGGACAGTTTCGTTGGGGTCCTGTTGAACAACGAGTACTGATCAGCAATGAGCAACAATTAGTTGGACAGTTTCAAAAGCCCAATGCAACTTACTTCAAGGACTTTTTTACTGCTGCTAACTTCTTGGCATACGCTGATACGCTTCACACGGTTCGAATTGGCAATTCCGGTCTGGTAAATGCTAATGCGAACGCGGCTACAATTCTTGTTAAGAGTGAAGCTGATTACGACGCTAACTACTCTGCTGGTATTTCCGGTGGCGGTGATGTTGTAGCTAAATTCCCAGGTGCACTTGGAAACTCATTGAAGTACTCCATTTGCCCAAGCAACACAGCTTTTGAATCAACACTTTCCGGTACCTACACGGTAGTTAACGGCAATAACGGTGTGGTGTTCTCTGCTAACCAAGGTCTGACTATTAGCTCAGGTGATTTACTTCAACTAGGTTCAGATAAAGAGCTTTACAAAGTTTCTACTGTAGCTGGTGACGGTAAGTCTGTTACACTGACGTCAT